CTGCGGGCCCGCCGGTGGCTGTTTCGTCTGGGAGTTCTGCTTTTTAGCCTGATTGTCTGTGCTATCGCATGGGCTGTGGGGACGGGCAGAGAAATTTCAGATGTGGCGGCAGGCGTCCTGAGGCTTCTTCTTGAGGTGCTCCTATGGATATAAAGGTGGATATCCTGGCTTTTCTTCAGGTGGTGACTCCTGTGCTTGTTGCTATCGTCGGATTCGCCGTGAAAATGATTCTTCAGGAAATCCGTGAACAGAAAGAAGCGCTGAAAGACTACGTACGTCAGGAAGAATGCCGCCTTCACCGAGAGCGGCTCGAGCACGAAATGCGCGCCCTCAAAGGAGGACGGCAGTGAGTTTCTTCAGGGATGTACTGGACGCGGATGCGGAAGATGTATTCCTCGACCTGGATGCTTTTGCAGATGAGCACACATTTATGGGACAAAAAGTTAAAGCAGTGGTTGAAGAGGCTCACGACAGCCTTGATAACGGCGCCAAAAGCGATTTCGTTGACGCCACTGCCCTGGCGATTATCTCTCAGAGGCTCGTTGTCAGGATTAAGGCAGGCGTGCTTACGCGCCTGCCTGTCCCTGAAGAGGACGTCATGCTCGACGGACTCAGATATCAGGTCGAGAAGGTCTCTTCGCAGTTTGGCATGAACGACATCACTCTTGTGCGGAACTACGCATGATAAGCATCGAGTTTGATACAAAGGGTATGGAGAGGATTCTTTTTCCTCTGGCTGGCCTCCCGAAAGAGATCACAAAGGCTTTGAAGCTGGCAGCCAGAAGGACCGGACAGTCTCTCCGTTCTGACATCCGCAAGGGCGTCAGGGCTGAATCGTATCTGCGTGGCGGCGACATCGGCAAGGCGTTCGGTGTCCTGGAGGTTAAAGAGGCCGGTACTGCCGTGACGGCGTCCTTCCGTGTTGCCGGGGGATGGCTCCCCGCCGATCATTTCAAGCTCATTCCCAACAGAGTGACTGCCCGAAAGAGGGTGAGGTCCATCAAATGGCCTAGCGCCGGGTTCAAGATCGGACCTTCTGAGCCCGTCAGAAGGCCAGGTGGCGGAAGCGGGCTTTCAAAAGCTTTCGTCATTCGTCTGAACGGCAAAAAGATGATGTTCCAGCGCTACGGGAAAAAACGCGGCGCGCTCGAAAGGGTGCCCGGCTATTCCGTACAGTATTTTTCCGTTTTCGATCGTGTGCAGAAACCTGCCATGGAGCGGGCGCGCTCCACGTTCGAGAAGCGTCTTGCTCATGAAGTGGAACGAATCATCGGGAGGCTGAGATGACCGTTTTCCCTCTCATGTGCGCCCTGAAACGGGGTCTCGTTCAGGAGCTTTCCGATTTCCTTTTGCCCGATGCTGACCGCAACGGAACAGTCAGCTACCCAAGCCTGCCCCCGGCAGTCTACATCGGCTCCCTCCCTTCCAAGACGGACGAGAATCAGGTGCCTTTTGTCCTTATTCAGGATCTCGGGGGAAGTCTTCTCAGCGACAAAGTTCAGAGTGTGAAGATTGCGTTCAGGTGCGCGGTCCAGGCTGAAGACATCGAAGACGCCTGCGAGGATTTGCACAATTTAATGTCCCGCGTGGCCA